TGTTTGCAGGAATAACAATTCCTGAAGCAGCTGCAGTTGTAGATTGTGTAATTGCCGCAGACTGAGACATAACCACTTGACCTGTATTTTTAATATTCGAACCAAGTGTAGTTCCAGTTGTATTTGCAATCGTTCCCGCTTTTATCGGTCCCGAAAATGTAGTTGTTGCCATAATTAATCCTCCTAGTTTATAAGATCTAGTCTCTAGGCCGTCGACTATACTCGTCTAGATCTAATTAATAATTGTATAGTAATTAATTTATAACTTAGATTTGCGTCTAGCGCAAGGTATCCTGTGGCAAAAAATTGATTTTTGATAGCGCTTAAGTGGCTATCGAAACTTCGGCCTTGGCCTCTGAGATTTTCTCTCTGTGAGTAGCTTCTTCAAATTCTCGAGCAATAATCTCTTTAACAATTTCCTGAATTTTTTTATCAATAAGTCCCATATTCAATGTATACTTACCTTCCTTCAGGTGCTCCTGTTGCCACTCTAGTTCCAAGGACCGTTTCGTAGTGTATAGGTCTTCGGTCATCGTTAACCTCCTCATAGGTTATACGCTTAACTCGGGGATCTAATGTTTTTTCACCGAGATATTCCCATTTTACACCTTTTTGTCCTAGTTTGTCAAGGACTGCCTGTTCAATAGAATCAGCATTATCCTCCGCTGAAACTTCAAATTTAGCGTGATAATTATAAGCCCATATCTGTACTAGGAATTTTTTCATATATTCACCCTTCAATAAAAAAGGGGCCGTTTTGAGGCGGCCCCTTAATTTGGTTAGCTATTAAGCACCTTCAACACCGTAGATACCTCTAGGGTCGGATACTCCAAATGAGTATCTTTCTCTAGCTTTGTATCTTACGTTTCCTGTTGAGAAGTCACCTTCCATTTTAGTTTGGATAGGTAATCTTTCAAAGTACTTCATACCATTAGGCACGTCAGTGATAATATACCAAGAATCAGTATCAGTTAGATAGTGATTTACTCTGTAACCTTCAGGCACCATGCCCATAGATCTCAAAGCGTTGATATCGTTATCAGCTGTACCAACTCTACCTTGAGATTTTAACAATCTCTCAGCGTTGAATTGGTTTTCAGAAGGAACGATCATTTTCATTCCTCTAGCTGCGATTTTAAGACCTCTCTCATCAGTCATTGCAGCAATGTCAATCATTGCTTGCTCTAACGATGTTTCGTTAAGGTCTGCTTGTGTAGTAAGTGTGTTTGAGAAAGTTCCAGCGATTGTCGGATGCTGAGTGTTGAACAAAGAAACTGCATCACCAGAATCATAGTTGTCTGTAGTAGGCAACCCTTGATTTAGTGGATTAGCTGCTTTGATCTGTTTCGCATTTGACATAGATCTCGCTAGCGCTTTTGTATAACGAGACGAAAGTCTGTCATACAGGTTATCTTCCATTGCTTCTTCAGTTAAAGCGAATGCAAGAGCTACTGTTTCGTTAGTATATCTTGCAGTGAATGTTTCTTGTGCATTGTCGTAAGCAACTGCTGAACCCTCAGGTTTAACATATGCATTAGCAAAGCCAGATAACATTACTTCTTCTTCAAAAGCTCTGTCAGAAGACTCAGTCGTATAAATTTCTTTATGCTCCTGGTCGTATCTTTTGTACTCTAAGCCGAACAAGGCGTTTAAACCTGGCTCAAGCTCTTTTACGAGTTGTTGTCGTGATATTGCCATAATTTATTCTCCTTATCCTGCTCCTACAGTGCCAACTCCATGTCCAAATAAATGCATGTTAATTAACACACGCCAATTTACATTAGCAGCTGTTAAATCATTATTTTTTGGATCACGAGAAACACCGAGGATTAACATTTGAGCAGCGGCATCACTAGACGCAGCAATTGTACTGTCATCTAATTCAGCTGAGCTCACCCCGTTTAAAGTACTACCTGATCCTATGCTTGAAGACACGAAGTCAGCGTTAGAAAATACATCTGCTTGCGCTGATGCACTTGCGTTATCTGATTGAATCTCAAACATTTGATTTGGGTTGTCATAAACAAAGCATTCAACATCTTTACTTGAAGGCGGTGTTATGCTCCCTGGATAGTAGTTTTTAAACGTAGGTTTTAACGTAGTTGGATCTGTGTAGAAACATCCCCAGAATGCGCCCATGTTCGGTACAGCACCTGCAGTAGATATATCAATATATCCTGCTGCTGCGATAACTGGTGAACCTTGATAGATTGCGCTAGCATCGCCAGCATCTATTAAGTGTGAACTCATTCCCGTGGAATCATCTGCTTGACCAACTGACTTTAACGGTCTTAGACCGAAAGCGGCATCTTGATTAGCCATTGTGTTTTCCTCCGTTTGTGACCTGTCCTTGCGGACCTCCGGTCACGGTTAATTTAATTTCGTTGATAGTATTTGTTAAAAAACTCTTACTTACCACCGAAAGATTTGCTAGAGCGTCTATCAACTGTGATAGGCATGCTCGGGTGCTGATCCTTCAGTAAATCGGTTTTGACAGCATCGTCTCGTTCTTTAGCTTTATCACTATAGTACTTTTGACGTGCTTCGGCGATCTCGTCTGGTATTCTGGCCAGCAACAGACCTCCAACTCCAATGACCCCTTTATGTTTGCCATCTTGAACGACTGGATAATCTGTGTCTTTGAACTCTGCTGCTCTAACTAATTCATATCCTGATCTTAATTTACCAGAAATATTTTTAGTGTCATCAAAGCCCAAACTTTCAGCTCTTATCCATCTGTGTCGAAATCCATCCGGCGCAGGTGGTGCATCTAAAGATGAGGGTGGTGTCCATTCAACAGGTCGCTTTGTAGCTTCCCTTGTCTCGGACGCGCGTGAGTCTTTTTTAACCTCTTCTGTAACTTGTTTAGTTTCAGTTTCAGTTTTAGTTTTCATATGCATTACTCCTCTACGTTTAATTGTTTAGCATATTCTTCAAGTGGCACATTCAGTTTTTTAGCAATTGCTACTTGTGACGATGTGAGTTTCACAGTTCTGCGACCTCTTCCGCTTTTAACATTCCGCGTAGCTGACGCTACCGTTTGTGTCGGTTTAGTCGTTTGTTGTGTTACATTACCAAATTTATGGGGGAATTCAAGCTTTATTCTTCTATCTAATTCTCCATAATAATCCTCAGATTGAGGATCATAACCTTCTTCTTCCACCAATTTTTTGTGCATATCAAAAGCCGTATAAGTCATAGCATTATCAGTGCCAAACCACGTGTTTTTGGATGCCCATTCAGTTGCTCTTGCATCTGGTTTTGGTGTTGGTGTTGGTATTTGGGACTCTTGTTGAATATTTGTTGGTTTAGTTATTGATTCACTCTTTTTTTTCTCATTTTCTTGACTGATCTTCATTTCAGCTAACCTAGCTTCCTCGTAGCCTAATTTAGCTATCTCTTTTTGAGCAGCTACTTCAGCATTAAGGTCACTCTGTTCTCTAGCCATCGATAGTTTAGATTTAGCAGCTTCGAGACCTGAAGTGATTCGATTTTCCATTTCAGATACATAACCTGTATCTAATTTGACTAATCGCTCTTTTAAGGATTTTTGATCCGCAAGAACGGAACGAGCATAACGAGTTGCTTCATCTCTTTGACGTTCGGATTCCCGCATACGTTTTGTGAGTTTAGCAATTCTCTTTTTAACCCCTTCCCCATATTCATCCAATTCTTTTTCTTTAGCTTCTTGTTTAGGTGCTTCTTCTTGTTTAGGTGCTTCTTCTTGTTTAGGTGCTTCTTCTTGTTTTGACTCTTCTTGAATAAGCTCTTTAGGAGCTTCTTCTTTTTTGGGTTCGTCTTTTACTACGACTTCCCCTTCCGGTTTTTTTTCTGGAACTTCAACATTTTGAGATCCTTCTTTAACCGGTTCTTCTGGTAAAGTAACTTCTGCTCCCGGTCCATCCGATGGCAGATCTATTACTTTATCTTCTTCTTTTTCTACGTTTGGCATAGTTCCTCCTATGATTAATATTCATGCAAGATATCCTCTGGATTCTTGATTGTTGCTAAAACTTCATCGTCGTTTAGCAGACGAACTTCACCACCTTCTATTTTTATTCTAGAGCCTGCATAACGTGCAAACATTATCCAGTCTCCTACTTTACACCAAGGTCCATCAGGAAAACGTTTAGTATCCTTATAGGCATCCGGGCCTACCGCTAGAACATTGCCACATTGAGAAGCAACTTGTTGTCGTTCTAATGTATCTTGTCCCATGAAAATTCCACCTTTTGTTTTTTCCTTCATTTTAAAAGGCAAAATGAGGATTCTCCATCCTGTTGGTTTGGGTAATTTTGTTTTTTCGTTGGTAACCTTTTTTTCTTTTTTGATTCCAACTAATTCAGTTGTAGGGATTTCAAGTTTTGGTTTTACTGTTGATATCGACGATGGTTCTGTTTTCATGTTCATCTTGCTCCTTATTTTTTAGCAGGTTAGAGATTTCCTGTAAAATTCCTTCGTATGCACGAAGCTGTCCTACCATATATTGGTATTTTTCATAATTGTCAACCTGTCCATTTAAGACAAAGGTTTGCACAGACTTCTGTGTTTCTTCAATTTGTTTCTTTAACTTATAAAATAATTGTATACCGTCCATTACTTTTTAGTAAAGGCTCTTCCTAATCCTCGAAGAGCTGCTCCACCACCTTTAAAACTTTTTACAGCTACACCTCCACTAGGATAACCAAATTTATTATTACCCAGTACAGGTTTGTACCCTGAAACTTTAGTTAAACCCCCATCTGCGTGAAAACTTCTTAACGTTTTCGCCAAAGAGGCTTGTCTTTTGGTTCTAGTTGAAGCGTCGCTTCCTTTCTTTAAAACTTTATTTGCGTATTTACTTACTGACATTCCTGCAGCTTTAGCTTTTTTTGTAAAGGCTCCAGGTCTTTTAATTGCGCCTTGAATCCAGTCCCCTTTTTTATATCCTTTACGGACTTTAGTGGCTGCTGGTTTCTTTGCTGTACTTCTAAAAAATTCTGGCATTATTTTTTCCCTCCATTACGGAATATCTGTGTACCCTTTATACCAAAAACGCTGGCAACTACAAGGATCCATAAATTTGTGAACCATTTTGGCAGATTCGAAAAGTACTCAAAAAAGATCTCTATCTTCCTCATAGCTTCCGGATCCTCTGTCCACACCGACCAAGCGAGCACAATTATCGGGAGTGTAAGTATCGCAAGAACGATCTCGTCCTTGTAATCTGCTTGACGGGCTTCTAAAAGTTTGCCCTGGTAAGATTCCTCACCTCGGGCCATCTTTTCTGCATGCATCAATTGTGCATCAGACATAGCCATTTTCGTACGCTGTTTATTAGCGTAGATTTTAGCTCCAGCTTGTAATGCTATTTTTGCTAAGCTGAACCAGGCCATATTAGTACCAAGTTGCTTTAACGGGCTTCTTATCTTTTCTAAGGGCTCTTGTACCTTTTACAGTAACTGTTTGAGACTCAGTTTTATCTGGAGGAGTAATAGATGCAGCTTGTGCATAACCATCTTTTCCAGACCAAGGTTCCTTCTTAATTTTTGGTTCTGCAACCATACCAGATCCTTTTTGCCAATCTTTTGACATTAAGCTAATCCTCCGCCTCTGAATGCTTTACCTAATCCTCTTTTAGCAATTCCGGCAGCTTTAACTTTACCACCAGCTTTAAGTTCGCCACGGATTCTTCTTTTCTCGTCTTTAAGATTTCTTTTACCTTTTTTAGTCCATGCTTTTTCAGCATCCACACGACCTAGTTCTTCTAGTCTGTTTTCTCTTCTAGTGTTTGCCATAATTATTTTCTCCGATTGTTTTTATCCATAGTGCCGACAGCAGCATATGCTCTACGTCCCATAGCTTTTTCCATGCCTTTAGATTCGTCTCTTCTAGCTTTAAAGCTTTGAGATTTTGTAGATTCAGCTCCTCTTCGTGCTCCTAAAGATTCGTCTAATCTTGCGTCATAACCTTGTTTCTTAGAACCAGACTTTCCACCTTTGTCATACGGAAATCTAGATTTATAAGGTCTTGTACCAAAATCATTTCTCATAGTTGTCTCCTAATATTAAGTTTTTACTCTAAATAAAGTTGCAAGTCCACCACTATTTAATAACTGAATAGGCTGTTCTTGAATAATGTCCTTCTCTACTAGCATAGCTCGTTTGGCTTGACCAGCTTTAATTCTATCCCATAAAGCCATAATATTCGGTGATTCTTCTACATCTTCTTTTGCAGAAGCAATCGTTTCAATCGTTAAGTCATCACCAGAATCATCACCGGTTGGACCTTGCCTAGGTTGAAGGAGATCCAGTTTTTCTTGTTCTAATATTTGATAAATAGTGTCTTCATGAGGAGATCGTCTCACGTCCCCTATTTTCTCTAATAACGCAAGATCATAATTAATTTCAGCAATTCTTTCATTTTTCTTTTTATTTTGATCATATATAAATTTAGCTGCACCCAAAGGGTTTGTTATATTCATAACACCCCAGAGAGTTGATCCAACTCTTTTTGTTTTTTCCCATCCACTATCAAATTTTTCTTTTCTCTTTACGATGTCCTGTCGAATTCTAATTTTGTCTTGAGGACCTATATAATCTGCTCCTCCAATTTCAGTTTCTTCATCTTCGGACTCCACCCATCCTCGATCACTACCAGTCCAATCAGGTGAATGATCTGTAGTAACCCCCATATCACTTTCCATTCGAGCAACATCATCTTCTTGGTCCCCTCCACTAGGGTCATGATCTCCAGCACTGGAACCTGTATCCGCAGGAGAACCTGAATGACTTACTCCTGGACTCCAACCACCTCCATAACTGGGTCCACCCCAATCATCGCCTCGATACCCAGGTCTTTTTCCATCTTTGGATTTTTTTGCAAGTTGCGAAATTCCACCTTTAGCGACTAAAGCCACTTCTTGATCTAAAGAAGGAACTAAGGACGGAATCACTTCATTTTCTGTAGTTGACATTTGTGCCACTTCGTCTGTGTCATCAGTACTCACATCTAAAATGCCATTCGTGTCTGTTTCAGAGATTTGTTGTAAATATTCTTCTCGAGTAAATTGCTCAGGATCCCAATTGGGATACATTGTTTTAAATTCTACATCCGTCATACTATCAATCGATAAAGCTAACTTAGTTCTTTTTTTAAAATGATTTGCGATGCCGCCTTTCTTTTTAGGAAGGTAGTATTCTGGTAGTTGATTTAATTGTGCATTCAAGGCTGCAATAGGACCCCCACTTGCATAATCTCTTTCCCATCGTTTCGCAATTTCAGGATGATTAGCGTGTAGGTATCTTCTTTGCTTTTCAGATTGAAAAGGCATTAGCTTCTTGGACCTTTAAGTTTCTTTACATCAAATCT